ATTAATCTCTTTTTCACTGAACAATTCTTTGTTGTCCATCTCATCACGAAACCTTTTGTTAAGGCTACCCAATATTCCTTCTTTTATTTTGTATTTTCTGTGATTAATCATTCGTTACCTCCTGATGAAAAGGGATTGACACTATCAATAGCATCGCCAACAACAGTAGTAACCCTTTCTGTAACAGGTATGTCTCTTACTGGCTTTGGACTAGATAGTGTATCGCTACAGCGAGCCTCTATAGAGTCTCTAGAGCCTCCAGATTGAGCAAAAATGCAATCTAATGTTGTTTCATATTGTCCGCCTCTAGATATTGATGAATCAACTGATATGACATCATAATAGCCACCGATACCCAATAAATTAGCCAGAGAGCCAAAATTAGATGGTTCGGAACTCGGAGATTGAGATATTGCACCACCGTCATTTTGAGGCTCCCCGAAACCCATTGGAGGGTTTAAGAACACCTTCATACCGGGATAAAATAATGTATTGCCCATAAGTTTAACTGAAGCATTGTATACATCTCTAATTTGTCCTAGATTTCTAGCATCTGCCTGCCTAGCCTCTCTTAAGCCTTCAACATCAGTTCTAGTATAATCAATCGATTTTACAATACCGCCTTCTGCGCCAATATAAAAGTGATATATTCCTTTGTCTCTGTCAGGCTCTTCTTCGCCTATTAATTCTGATGCCTTAAATGACAGTGCATGAAATAATAGGCAATTTACCATTTCCTCATTTTCTTCAAGTTCTGGTAGAACTGGGAATACGCTACCAATATTGATTCTTTTTGTTGGAGAAGTGTAGTTAACCATCAAATTATTCATTACAGACATTCCCTTAGTGATTGTGAAATTGTTCATTGCAATATTAATAGTTCTCTGCTCTTTCCCCATATCAAAGCATTCAGGAGGCTGAAGTACTTTCTTCACTAGTCTCTCTAAGACATCTTTAAAGAATTGCTTAAGAGGATAACTGGCTATTTGCTTCCTAACAACGACTTCTAAGAAAAAAGCCTGAAAATCAGAATAAGATATCGGTATATCTGCCAAGTTAATCTGAAACTTTGAACCTCTAGGGTGGTGAATCACCACTGGGCCGCTGATGATTACAGAGTCTCCCATACTTTTGTTTAAGTGAGGGTTCATTAGTGTGCATGCAGCATTTAATATGTCTCCCAGAAATAAAAATTGTACGTATCCTTTTTCTGGATCTTGTTGTGCCTCTTCGGCTTCTTCTATGACTTCTTCTAATGCCTCTGTGTCGCCATCAGCGGCTTCCGTTATTGCTTTTTCCGCATCATTTGCATTTTGCGCATCCTCGGTACCTAAATCTTTGAACGTTCCATCTTCGTTTCTAACTAGTCCATCAACTTTTGGGCGGACAGATTTAAGAGTTATGCTCTCAAGCCAATCATCAATCTCAGATTCACTTAATTCTATCGTCTGCACCTCTTTGTTGATCTCTGTCAAGAATTGTTTATATATTTCTTGCCTTTGTTGAGATAATATCTGCTCTGTCTCTTCCTCTCCATCTTTAATGTCTTCTTGAATAGCATCTACATTGTCTTTGTATTTCTGTGCTTCTTCATCATCTGGATTATTAAGTCTTAAACATTCAATATATTCGTTCATTTCAGAAATTCTTTGTCTTTTTTTCTCTATTTCTTCGTCTGCGTTTTGCATTAATGGAGAGTTCTTTTTTCGATCCAGAAGAGCCAATATATTAGCGTCATTTCCATTTATTGAAGACTCTAAAGCACCAATATAATCAACAGATAGAGAAATCGCTCCATTTTCTTTGATGTCGAAACTATGACTTACTAGATTTAAGATTAAAGACATATTTTGCTTACGAAGATCAGTTAGTAGTTCCTTGGTAGCACTTGGTGTCATTCCCGGAAGCATATTATCAGATAATTGAGGTATAGCCCATCCAACATCTAGCCTGATTCTGTAAAATTTTGGAACATATCCCCCTCTTTCGTTAGAGATTCTAGCCTTGACGCCTTGAGAATCCTCAAAACTAGGTGGATGCAAAATCAAATCAATGAAATTAGCCTGCATTTCTAATTCATCAGTTGCTATCCCACTCTCGTCTTCCGAGAATCCACTGAGAGATCCATCCGCAGGATTAAACCTGCTTCCTAGGAGATCAGCCGCTGTCTGGAATTCAAATTTCATACTCACTTCAATCACTTTATCAGACTCAGCAGGATTTTTGCCATTAAGTTTCCAACTAACGTCTGAAATCCCTGCGCCACCTATTCTTTTGAATGTCTCAGAAGAAAATATATCATCAATGTTGTCTCTAGAGTAAAAATCATCAAATATGAACTCTGGGGATGCAATTGGATTCCTAGAATCTTGAGATCCGTAAATTAATTTGTATAGTCTTACTTTTGGCTGTAATGCTGTCATCGCAGCAGGACTAACATTCAAATACTCCTCTAAGCCATTCCTAGAAGTCAATTTTGAAATAATCTCATAAGCGCCTCCACCTGTAGTGGGATCTGAATCGATTACTTTAAAATTAGTGAATCCTAATTGATTTTTTTGTTTACCATATGCTGATATAAAATCAATATAGTCCATTAGCCAGCAAGCCTCGGTGAATTTTGACTTATCTTTCTTGTCTTCTTCTTCTCCTCCGAATCCAAAATATCCCATTAAACTCATTATTTATTCCTCAAATATTTCAATAATCTCTGCACGGGAGTTGGAATTGATACCAAACTACCAACTGTCAAATGCGACTCTGTCGGAGTTTTATTGTACCATGCTATTACCCACCAAAGAGTTGAATCTCCATAATATTCGTGTGCTAATTTATAAAACTTATCTCCGGCTTTCCATACGTGCTTTTCGATATTCATTCCTCTGAGTTCATCAGATGATGGATATCTGAATTCTGGCGTCTCAAGTTGTCTAAAGTATTTGACACCTCTTTCTTCTGCCATTTCTTCGTATAGTTCTGCTCTATTTTTAAAAACTCTTCTTCTGCTAAACCTACTCATTTATAATCTCCCTCTTCCGCCAAAGATTGAATTGTCTCCAGATAATATGGCATCTACGCCTGCAAGTGTTTCTTCGATTTTCTTTTCTGCTTCATCTATAGACTTGAGAGCATCATCCACAGACTGTCCTAAGGCTGTCAGGCTAGCACCCGGACTTTCGCCATATGGAAAACCAGCGGTTCTCTTCTTAGTACCATCCCATCCGAGTGGGTTTGTATGAAATACTGTGTATTCCATTGATAGTTTTACTTCTTTTGGGTACATTTGTCCAATAAAGCCATCAGCATAACTATTAGTCCCTAGTGCTAAATCTGTTAAGGAAGTATTTCGATATCCAGATTCTCCAATATTGTCAATAAACCCTGCTTCTATATTAGGAGAGTATGTAAAGCCGCTAATAGCGCCTACCAAGCCTGCGTCTTCAACACTTCCTTCTCCGGGCCCATATGTAGGGTTTTGAATTAAATTACCAAACTTAACTTTAAAGATAGGAGCAGTACTAATCTGAGTAGCACTAGATGCCGCTCCAGTAACACTGTAGTTTGGGTAAAGCATTGAAAAAAGTAATGAACATTTTTGATGATTAAGTTTTGCTTCTGCAACCGAAAACGCCGGAACAATCCAATCAAGTGATATCACCCTTTTCGTTCCTTGGTATTGGTGAACAGGATCCATTCTACCATAAACATCAGTTGAACTCCAATCAGAATCATATTTATCCTGAAAGTCATCAATGTATGCTTTGAATTTAATTGAGTTTCCTGAAGGGATATGCAAAATCTCTAGAAACTGCCCTCTTTTTGTGGCTAAGAGAAATGTCGGATCCTTTCTGAGAGATTCAACTTCGGCAGCACTCATATCTGGATGAAAGAACTCATCCATGCCTTTGAATTCTGGTTTTTGTTTTTCGCCCATAAACTACCCTCTTTTACCTATAATTAGTCAATACTAAGGTTATGCATCTTATTAAGTTGAACGTCAACTGCTCTACCCAACTCTCTTCCATTAAGTTGAAGAATGATGTTCTTTCCAGAATCTCCTTTTTTATCTCCCATTCCGAAAACATTTTTCATTGCCTGAACAAACGAATCTTCATCTGGCATTTTCATTTCTGCTTGAATCTCAGCATACTCACCGGCTGCTGCAACTACACGCTCTGACAACTCGACTGTATCTGGACTCAGTGCCGCAACTGCAGCGATTGCTGCTCCATATCCTTCCATTGCAAACCCAAATGCAATTGACTTAGATTCTGGAATGAATGCCAGTGCCATTGCTATACCCATAATTGACACAGCCAGTACTCCCATTGCAGCCGCTCCAGAAAGCCCAATAGCCGAGATCACGCTCAATACCTCAGTTAACCCAGTAAAAGTTGACATTCCTGCACCAATGAGCAATAATCCGATACCGATTGCTGACAATCCAGCACCAAACATAATCATTGGTACTGACAGAAGAAGAAAGCCAGCAATCATGATAGGTAATAATGGCTCTAAAACTGCCATCGCTATTGCGAATAGCATTAACGAAGATACGGCGAGTAATATCCCTCCAGCCCCAACATCATTAAACTCCTGAAGTCCCGAAGCAAATGATACTAGTGCCAAGCCTAGCAAAGTCAATGGAACTGCTATTATAGCAGCAGCAAATGCTATTGGGCTTGTGACTCCTATCATCAATATCCCAAACATTAATAATGCTGCTCCTGCAGTTAATATCTCTTGTAATCCAACTTTATTGAATTTTATTAGATTCTCAGCAAACATTCCAAGTGCTGCAGAGATCATCATTAGTGGAATTGCGAGCAATAGGGCGGCAATTCCCATTGGGAATGATGCTTTTATTAATAAAAGCCCAAAGCCCACTAATGCTATCGCAGCAGTCATCATATCGTCTACTCCAACTTTACTAAATTCTTTAATTCCTTTTGCAAAAGATTTAAGTCCTGCCCCAATCATCATCAATGGGATTCCTAATGCTAATGCTGCAATACCCATTGGGAATGATGCTTTTATTAATAAAAGTCCAAAGCCCACTAATGCTAGCCCTGCCATTGCCATTTCTTCCAGCCCTACTTTGTTAAATTCTTTTAAGCCTTTTGCAAATGATTTTAATCCGGCACCAAATAACATAAGCCCGATACCGACAACCAACATTGGTAACGATGCGACAGTCATAAAGGCGACTAGCCCAACCCCGAATGCGGCTAATCCAACAATTGCTGTAATTAATGCTTCTGGGGTGACGTCATTGAAAGCAGCGAGTCCCTCTCCCATAGATTTAAGCCCTGCTCCTGCCAAATACATTGCTGCTCCTGCAACAGCCATTGATAAGGCAAAAGACATCAATGCAGGTGCGACGGTTAGCATCGTTGGAGCAAAGCCAGACAATATCATCGTTGCCGCTACCATCCCAGTAGCCATGATAACCATTGCTGCTGATCCAGCAACTGCAAAAGCCAATAATCCGGTAATTGCCGCGCCAATTGCCTTTGGCGCTTCAAGCATTGCAATAAACAAATCCTTAAACGCTGTAACGATTGCTGCTAAAGCAAGAAATGGTGCCGCAATTGCCAAACCTAGTCCTAATAATCCCATGCCTAGCCCTACAATAGCAGGAGTAAGCAATAAGACAGGAACTAACATTGACATGAAAGTAGCACCTAACATAGCATTGGGTGCAATTGCACTGGTGGCTGTTAAAGATTCTGTGGCTGTTGCTCCAGCCAATACGCCTTGTGCTGCTGCAAAACCTCCAGAGACAAGGGCTGAGGCTGCTCTGATTCCCATTCCAATTTGCATAACTGCGTTATTAATCGCTGTGGCTTTACTTAATAAAGCAATAACCCCAATTAGCCCAACCATTGCAGGAACAAACATTCCTCCTGTCATATCATTGATCATTAAGATCATATTTGCAAATCCATGCATAAATTCCAATAAAGGCATGAATGCAATTGCAAATGACTGTCCTATCATTTCAAGTTTTTTTGATAATGTCTGCACTGCTTGTGCTCTTTCTTCCATCATAGCCGCTTCTGCGTTTGCTTCTGAGCCTTTTGCTTGCATTTCGTCATATGCAGAGAGTGACATACTAAATAACTTGTTTGCCTCTGCCATATCTGAAATTCCAGCCGCAGATGCAATTGCTTGTTTCTCAAACTTATTTAATGATTCGAAGTTTTTACCAGATGCGGCAACAGATTGGATTAATAACCTGATTCTCTCTTCTTCAGTTCCATTGAGAAGATCCATTGAGTTAATCACACCACCACCTAAGATAGCATTTAACTTACCTGCTCCTGCTGCTGCTCCTTCAAAAGTATCAAACTGTTTAGTTATGCTCATAAGAGAGCCCATTTCAATCCCTGTAGCCTTTGCAGCACTTGCTAGCCCTTTGAATACGTCAATGGCATCGGAACCGTATTTAGCCAGTTCTGAGGCTGCTGCATTAAACCCTTCTGAGATTGTATCTGCTGCCATACCAATAGCACCACCTAGTGCTACCAACTCCATAGAGGCATCGTTAGCCATCGTAGCAGTCATGCCCATACCTTGAATCATATTATCGAATTGCTTGGCTCCAGAGCCCGTTTTGACGCCTAATACTTCCATTCTGGCTGTGGTTTCTGCCAACATTCCTTGGGTAGCAGAAGACATCTGATTGAAAGAACTAAGTTCATTATGAAGATCTCCAATTGCCTTTCCTGCAGTTTCTGCATCTACTCCAAATGTCTTATTCGATTCTTGAAGATCATAAAGCATGTCATTGTATTCACCAGTTGTTGCAGTGACTTTAGACAATTCTGCTTGTGCTGTGTCAAAATTGGTGAAAAGATCCTTTGTGGCAGAAACCATCTGATCCACTCCAGCCGCAAAAAGGTTTGCTGGCTTCAAGGCAGAAGACATTGTTGCGCCAAGGGCATCAAAAGCACCTCCCATATCTGATAAAAATCTACCTGTTTTAGACTTGGTAAAGTCTGTTACGAATCCAAAATTTTCAAACTTTGCATTAATATCTTTTGCAGTCTGAACTCTTCTTTCATTGATCTTTTCTCGTTCTTCGAGTTCTAATAATTCTTGATTTTTGGCGTCTCTTGCAGCACCTGCTTCTAATGCATTTCTTTCTTCAAGTAGTTTTTGTCTTTTTTGGTTGAAGCCGGCTTGAGCAGCATTTAGTTTTGCCAAATGTGCCTGAAGTCCACCTAGGCTTGCTGCTCTTGCTGCTTCTAATTCATTGTCAAGCGCTTTTGAACTAGTTTTTTGTCTTTCTTTTTCTTTCTTGATCAACTCTTTCATCTTTTCGATGGCATTCGCATCAAACCGATCTTCAATCATTTTATCTAATAATTTCTGTAAATCTGCAATCATATCTTAATATCCCCCTTATCTAAACTTAAGCGGCCACTTCATGCCCGTCTTTCTTTCAAAATCGTGTATTGCTCGCTTAAGACGATACTTTGAACGATATGTTTTTGGATTGTCTAGTCCATATTTCTTATATACTTTATAATAATCTCTTTCTCTTACCATCGCTTTAGCAAAGGCTCTAATTTCTCTAGGAGTACCCTTAACGACAATAGGAACTTGTTCACCTCCAAACATCTTCTTCATAAGTTGCTTGAGGGTGATCCCAAATGTACCAATGAAACCTTCATTTAGTTTCTTGGTGAAGTCAAATTCATATTTTTCCATATATTAACCCAAAAAAAATCCTAACATAAATAGTGCACATAATAAGAAAGCAGGGGCTTTCACCTCTGCTTTACTTTCTTTTCGATTTTTGCATTGCTTTTTTGTTCGCCTCTGCTTCGTCTTTAATTTGTTTTGACAATCTTTCGATAAACCAAGTTCTCAACGAAACAGGTAGATTATAGGCTTCTATGAAACTCCATCCTCCATAATATTTCATTAAGAAGAACTGTTCATAGACTTGTTCCATAAATTCAGGCGTCAGGCCAAAAAAACTGTGCCGTGATAGGCACTTCAACCTCCTGCTCATGCCCACACTCTGTACATTCAAAGTCATGTCTCAGATTGAGTGCTGGAGAGATTTTAGCGTATGCTTGTCTTAAGAATCTTGAATCTCGAACAGGCAAGTTATCAATAAATCTAAATACTTGTTTTAGATCACCTACTCCGTTAATTGAAACTGTGAAAGTCTTGAATTGATCAGTGAGCATTGCTTCTGATTGCTTTCTTTTCTTTCTCTGTTCCATACGTTTGGCAAATGCCTTCTCTTCCCTACCAGTCATCATTCTTACTTCAAATACAGCCTTTGTCGCTGGAAGTGTAATATGGTAAAATCCTAGTGCATTAGGGCCGGCGATACCTTCTGGGGCGATTCCTTCATGAGAATCGTCGAAAGCACCAGCATAAGCATTTCTAGCGTCAAGTAAATCTACTTCGCATTTGTTCTGAGAACCGCAATTAGGGCACCCAACTGCTGCGTGGTAGTCATTACCATAGCCGGAGATTCTAGCAGCGATTATAAGGGCATTCTTGTCCCCTACAAGCAACTGATCTGTTGTGATTCGTTTGTCAACCAAAACAGACTCTAAAAATCGATCAATAGCAACACCTTGCTTAAGCAAAGTCTTAGAAGAGAGAATATCTTCTTCTTTAGCCGTCATGTGTCTGATTTCTACTGCTTCCACACCATGCAGAGGATGTCCAGACGGATAAAATTTACCTTTAGATGGGATTTCAACAAACTCTGTTGGTGAAACAAAGTTAAGTCCCGTTTGCCCCGGTTGTTGTAGAGAAGGGGCAGGGCTGCTAGGTTGTTCAACAGCCCCTGTTCTCTCGTCGTTATTTCTCATTAAGCCTCCAAAGAGAATAATTCATTAATTAGTCTTGTCGTTCAGGTACATCACCGAATGGTACTTCGAACCCACCGTTCAAGCCTTTAGGCTCACGATCAGCGTCAGTATTAAGTGTTCCAAATACAGCACCAACTTTAGTATCATTCAATTCTGCATAGTCATAACGTAATTCAACACTTACTTCTGTAAGATCGTCACCTTCATAATCTAGTTCACTGAATTCAATTTTCTTGATCCAAGCATTGTGAAGAGTCCATTTTTCAAGTACAGTACCTTCGTCATTGTAACCATCTGCAGCACTATTAGAAACTCTACCATTACCAGCACCAAAACCACCAGTTCTAGTGTTAGGTTGAGAAGCAGTACCACCACCACCAAGCAATTCAATGCTAACAGTTCCAAGAGCAGATACAGATCCATTCTTAGTCAAAGTTTGAGTTGCTGACAACTCATCTTTTGGTAAAGCATATCCACCGGCATAAAGCATTTGCTTTAAAGTCTCAGCAGCATCTGGTGAAGAAGTATCTACAACAGTGAAAGACACAGTATTATATGTTACACGTCCCGGAAAATAGAAAGTGTGATTGATAAATTTGTGTTCCGCCTCTGCCACTTCATATGTTGGGCGATTTACTTTCTTAATAGTCCAAGAAGGGATCCCGTTTATACTGAGTAGCCATCTAAACTTACGTTTAGGTTCTACGATTTTGTCATTCCAAAAAGCCATTTATAATTCCTCCAAATAAATTTGTTTTCATAGTAAATAGTGAGAGCACCAGTAAAAGACTAATACTCTCACCATAATTATTTTTTAGTCATCAAAAGATGCACCTTGGTTAGTAACGATAAAGTCAATTGCAATAAACTCAACTGCTTTAGTTGGCTTTACAAAGATTTTAGCGTACATTGTGTTTCTATCAATTAGATCCGCAGTTGTAGTAGATGAGTCCAAAACAACTTTGAAATCTTCCAAGCCAAACCCAGTCTTGATTGAATCCAAGAAAGGAGCAACTTGTGATGTAAAACGAGCCCAAGTAGCAGAAACGTTTGGTTCGAACAATAAGGTAGAAGCAATTCTGGAAATTCTCTTCTTGATGTAAATCATCAAACGACGAACGTTGATGCGATCAAGAGCAGAAGGAGTTGCCTGTAATGTCTTTTGTCCAAAGATAACGATTCCTTCAGCAGGGAATTGAGCGATTGGGTTGATATTGTTTTCGTACAAAGAATCACGTTCTTTAGAAGACAATCTCTGAGAAACACCAACTACTGGCAATCCACCGCGTCCTTCTGATAATCCACCTCTAGTAAAGCCTGCAGGAGCAAACCAAACTGCTTGAGTTGCTTGTCCGTAAGACATAGCACCTAGGGCGACAACCGAAGGTGGAGCCCAAGTTGGAAGCCCAGTAATAGGCGCTCTTAATTGAACCCATGGGTAATAACAAGCAGCATAAGAAGAATTGTATCCTTGTTGTCTAACTGTATTAACCGCAGTAGAAACCTTATTATCACTGGCTACGTTGTTTCTTTCAGATTCTGATGGCAAGGCACTTTCGTGACGTGGAGTATACGCATATTGAATATCAATAATAGCCATAGCATCTCTTCGTCTTTCGCAAGTGTTGATCATGTGATCAGTGATTCCTGTTTCCCAAATACCGGGCATAGTAAGCAAGTTCATGTCTACCAATTCGGGATCAGCAACAGTGTCGATTGCTCGCATCAAAGTATTCTTTTCATATGAATTTTCACGGCTTTTACTTTCGACAAGTTTGTTATTCACAAGTGGTTCCATTTCTTTTACATCTAGTCCATCAAATCCACCATACATTGGCATAGTAAATTTATCATAACCAGAAGCGATTAAGCCAGCAGCACCTGATTGCTTAGTCCAAGATGTACCTAATGCTCGTGAGCCATTAACATAAATGTAGCCGGTTTCTGGACGTGCTGGATCTATGGCGCCGGAAACATTATCCAAAGAAAATACTTCAGAATAGATCATGTCTCCACTAGTATCCCATTTTCCATTTGATAATGCTCCGCCTTTAGCCTTAAGTAGATCATAAAGAGATTGATCAAATTGAGTACCAGCATTTCTAGATAGATCGGCACCGAAGTAACGATCTGTCGGATCTGATAAAGAACTCAGAGAAGATGATTGAACCAACTTCATTGACGGCCACTGAAGTGACGTCACAATACTAGAAGGAGCCTGTGTAATGACACCGGTACCTCTAGCAGAAAGATTATTGTCATCTACAACATATGCAGAAGTTTCTTGATCTTGAATATATGCTGAATCACCCTCACCTGCAGAACCAGTCCCTGTAATTTCTACAGTTGCTGGCTTTGGAATTCCAAAGAATCCAAAAGGAACTAATTCTTCTGTGATTGCACCTTCGTCAACAGCAGAAGCCATTTCCATACGAACGTACTTAGAAGCATTAGCGTGAGATCCAAAGTAACGATATCTCTTTTCAATATCACTCCACTCAGCATATTGATCACCAATTCTAGTAGCAATATAATTAGGAGATGCAGGGTTCAGATTTAATCCAGTGTAGGACTCTACCGGTGTAACAGCAGCATCTGTATCTCCAATCTTACGGATTTGAACGTCAAAAGTTCCATATGAGTTTGCATCTGAATTTGGATTAGGAACACGGATGTTTCTAATAGAGATCTTAAGGTTTCTCTGAGTCCATTCTGCTTCTTCAAGAGATACAAATCGGAATAGTTTTTGCATGTTCTTGGCTTCATAACTAGCGTGATCATCTGAGGTATCTTGGGCAATTACCCATCCAGTTTTTGAAGGCTGAGCATCAAATGTGTGATCAGAGTAATGAGTTGTACCGGATACTAATGGTGCAGTGAATGCATAGATATCATTTCCATCTGCTTGATCAGCAATTAATTTCTGTACATTGTCTTCGAATGTCTCTCCAAGCCAATAACTCTTTAAATCAGCAGAAGGGTGACGAAGGGCATTAGTAAGGTGTGGAGTAGTGTTGAACACCTTTCTGATGAATTGTCTAGATTGTGGGTTGAAGTTAAAAGATACTGTCTCTTCTGCTGTCTGAACTGAAGATGACGCGTCTGAGCCACTGATGATTAACGCTTTGTAGTTACCATCTGTGAACTTGATATAAGTTGCTGCGGCTTGTCCCAAATTGCTAGTGTCACCTAGAGTTCCAGAAAGGACAACTCCTACATTCTGGTTTGTGTAGAATACGGCTCCTAGTGTACCAGTCATATTTGCAGTTGAACCTGAAGGTACAACCCAAAGTCCCCATGCTCCACCTCTACCATCTAGAGCAGAAGTAGTATTCCATCCAGCAACACCTGTAGTCTCTGCATTATCTGATTTCTTACCTACTAGTCTTAAAATAGTAGCACCACCTTGATTAGCCAACCATGCGTTGGCTGCAAAAGCAGCATATGAAGGTGCAGAGAAGTTTCCGTTACGAGACACGTCTCCTGATTCTCTACCTGTGATTGGATCACCAAAAATCTCTGAGAGTTCTTGAAGAGAATCCACTTTTACGGGACGCATAGTAGGGCCGCGTTGGAATCGTCCGATGATTAATGGGCCGGGTTCGGCAGAAGGACGAGTTCTGCGAGATTGATCTATTTCAGCAACCTGAACACCGGGAGATACAAATCTAAATTTATCTATTGACATGTTGTTTTCTCCTTTGATAACAGTCTTAGTTTTATTAATTAAAAACTTTCATAGTAAATAGTTAATCTTTTACCCAAAGGGAAGTAAGAATTTCTCTTTTATTCTTTATAGAAAGGATTGTTTCCAGATTTGTTAGTTCTGTCATGTTTATCAGAAAGTGCCACCCTTTCTCTAGATATCTTTACATCAACGATATTTTCATATGTCTTTGCTAAATTACTATCTTCATTATCAGAGCCGCCAACAAGATATCCTAAAACATCTATGCTGATAGTTGTATTAAAAATTCTTTCTTCTTCATCTAGTTTTGCTGCATTATTATCATTTGTAAAAGAATTGTCAATGAACCCCTCAAAGAAATGGTTGTCATACCCCAATGTAATATACTTACTATTTCTGCCTAATCTAGAATTTGCTGATATAAAAGGAGTAATCAGTTGATTCATCTGCTGCATATATTCTGTTCTGATATGGATTTCGTATTTTACATTGATATATACCGGAACTGGAATATATACAGTTTCGTATACAACTTTATTCTTAGCGCCCACAGGGCGTGTATCAAACATGGGGTTAATATTTTCTGGGAACTTTCTCCCACTCTTTAAAAAGGCTTCCGAAGATCCTACGTCATCATCTCCACCATGCTTTTTAATATTCTGTGCATTCCTAAAGGCTGTGGTTTTGTCCTGTACGATTCTTCTTCTCACGGGTATATACCCTCCCATTCCATAGTCTGGAACGTTTGCAGGAAGAGGAGACTTAGCAGGATCTCTAGTCATTTCTTTTCTTTCAACTGTTATTAAAGGCACTTTAAGTAATCCTTCTGAGTCTCTTAGCGTGAGATCATTTTTTACTTGAAAGGTTCTTTCTGCTCCAACCCAAATAATAGGAGTAGGTACAAATCCTTTATTTGTGCTGCTATGTAAGTTTAGCCTTGTAACATAATCATACATTGCCATGTCAATAGTTTCAATTGTTGATGGCTGAAACTCTAGCCCTTGTCTATTATTCGCCATTGAAAACTCCTTCTCTTGCTCTGACACACTTGGCACTGATCTCTAGCCTGTGCTCAATTTGCCCATAAAGTCTCTTGGGTTCCATAAGGGACACTATTTGATAATGTAAATCACCGTATAAGACAAAATCACCTTCTCTGACAAACAAGTCTTGATCTTCTGTCAGTCTTCTCTTGTGAAAGTGTATAGTAATGGTAGATTGCTTATCAATACCAATCTTTTCTGTATATGCTGATTGTATTCCTTCCCACTCAACTAGTGCATGTACTCTAATAGGAGGAAGAAAATTCTTTTCTATCGCTTCTCCATAGATTGGGTGGAAATCTGTAGTGTTATAGTCTATCGGATAATATACAATTGTCTGCCCAATGACTCTTTCGATGATTTCGTCATTGACTTGCTTAACTAGATCGCGCTCTTTCTTCCCAGTGAACATGGGAGGAGGGGCTGCTGTTGGTTGTGTCCATTTATTATCTTTTTTTGACATCTATTTACCCCACAAATATCGTTAACGGAATCGCCTTCATAAGTGCTCCAGCATTTTCAACAAAGTTCTTGTCGTCTTCTGCTAATTTTGTATACGTCAATTCATCTAGTAATTTAATTAATTCATCTCTTAAAGAGTTCTGCTCATCTTTCGCTTGAGACAGTAAGTCCCCACCATTCAGGCTTAACGTTTCGCCCGGAATAGGGATAGAGTTTCCAAATTTTGATCGAACTTGTCCTAATGTTTCTTTTGATAAAGCCAGTGCATATCTTCTAATCCATTGCTTACCCATAGAGTTGATATTCACATAAGGAATATTCTCAAATGGAAGTGTGTTCATGTTATTAACACCTTTGATCCCAATGTCTGGTGACTCTTGCATATATGGATCTTGAGGTATGGTAAACTCAAACCAATACTGATCTGCAGTTACATTATTGGGAGTTGGGAACAATCTAAGAAGGTTATTTCTCAATTCGTAAGAGAAGTGTGAGTTTCTGGTATAGATTGCGTCTTCAAACATCGCTGCTTGCATTTTATTCTGCCATGTAGGGATTACTTCAAATGTAGAGTCATCCGAATATTGTCCATAGTTTGAAAGGTTTCCTACTGTGTTTAATCCGCCGTAGTATCCATAAAACCTCCACATAGAGTTTGGAGTCTTGTAGTATACTTTTCTTACTTCTACTTTCTTGTTTCCTACCATTCCTGCCCATGGAACACTATTCCCAGAGCCATCATCTAGTCCAGTAATTGATGAAGCAGATAATATGGATTGAAGATTGTAGTCTTGCTGATTTGCTACGGTACTAAAAGAAGCAGAATAAATTGGAACATTACCTCCAACTCCTGCATCTACACCAACACCATCAGAAATACGTCTAGCGTACGCAAATTCAAAGCGTGGGAACCTTTGTTGCACTCCGGTACCCGATAGACTGGTTTTTAAATCACTGTCCTTCAGCGCCCCATCAGAGTCAAAAGATCCTGTAGTCGTTCCAAACAAATCTGAAAGCACATTCTTTGCTTGGTGACTATTGACGATATAAGAATATTCTAATACCGCCTCTTCGTAATTGGCATATACATTGCCCTCTGTTATTTCGATATCTAATACATCTCCACCTAACTTCTTATAGGTGTAAGCCACCTGATCTGCGGCTCCTGATAGAAAATCATCTTCTGATTCATATACCCCTAAAGGTAAAGCAGCGGCAACTGCAGTTGTATCCCCAGTAGACGGTAATACAATTACAGATGTTTGCTGCTTTGGCGTAAGCGTAGGCTTTGACATTTAAAGTCCCTCCATTCACTATAAATAGTAAGTCAGGGGAGAAAACGATTAATCTTCTTTCTTTGACTTTTTCGAATATACCTTCTTCTTAGAAGATGCTTTCTTTTTTAATTCTGCTTCGGCTTTCTTTTCTGCTTCGGCAGCATCTTTGAGTGCTTTTTGTTCTGCAGCCTTTCTCGCTTCTTCTGCTGCAAGTACTTCTTGCTTTGCTTTCTCGGCAGACATTCGCTTTTCTTCTGCTAATCTAAGTAATCTAAGTTTCTTTTTACGTTTCATTGTGAGTCTCCTTTAGAATGAAATTATTATCAATAAATAGTATATAATAATAAAAAAGCCCCCAACTCAAAGAGAAGGAGGCTTAAGAAATGATTAGCAAGTAATCATTCAAATGCAGTCATTATACTGCTTCACCGTTCATTCCACGGCAGATAACCAATCCGTACATATCCGGACGAACCATCTTCTTAGCATAACGAGTCATTACGCCTTTACGTGGTACGAAGTCTTCTGTTCCGAAGATCGTAGGTGTAACTTGCAATGGTACATAAGGAGCATATACATAACCACTTTCAAGGAAAGAGTTACCTTTACGTCCAACCAAAATTACGTTACGTGGGAAGTATGGATCAACCATGACGTCAAACTTCTTAGAGATAGAACCTATATTCACAGCACCAACAGTACCTTTCTCATCAGCATGAGAAATGCTAGCACGGAAACCAGAAGTGAATTCCAAGATGTTTGCAACTTCAGGGCCGCAAACCAAGAAGTTAGCGCCACCACGCAATGTCTTTCTGTGAATCTGAGCAGATACGTCATTGACTGTTTCGATCAAAGTCTCATACCATTCAGAAACGTTTCCAGTAAAGTCAGGAGCAACAGAATTTGCTGTCAACAATGTAGCACCAGTAGTTCTGTCTACAAAGTTACCGGGAGAACGACTCCAGTAGAATGTAGCAGCAGTTGCACCTTGAATCAAGTCAGCCAAGATCTCACGATCAAGTTCCAACGCAATTTGCTCAGACAAGATAGAAGTCAATTCTACTTCAGCATCCAAGTTGTGGTAAGCGTTCAAGTCTTGTCCAAGTTCAGGACTCCACTTTGCTTTCAACTTCTTGGTACGAGCAGTGACAGATACACTGTCAACTTTGATTTCGATCTCTGGGATATCAGCAGCGCCTTCAAGTCCCCAAGTGGTAGTACCAGCAACAGAACCTAATCCAGAACCTTCAGTGAAGTTATCAGCAGTGATGAAGTTAATAGAACCACCAGCGTGACTCATATCGGCATCATCAGTAGCAGCAGTACCAGTAAAGGTAAGAAGTGCAACAGTCTTTGAAGAGCCAGAATATTGGTTCAAACGACGAACTTGCACAAGATCTGCAGAAGAAGTCAGAGCAGCGTTGTCGATTTTACCTTTACCAGTAGCACCAGAAACAATCATGTTAGCCAAACCACGTTCGGTTTTGTCCATTTGGGCTAAATTGCTGTCAGACAAGTCAACACTAAAGAAGCGACAGAAAGTCCCAGAAGCGACATCCATATCATACTTCAACAATTTATCAATAGTTCCACCGTCACCAGCAGTACCAGAAAGAACGTGTACAAGATTAAGAGTGCTGTGAGCAACAGATCCAGTAGCAGAAGAATAACCAGTTTGGAAACCGTATGGTTGTCTATCTTCATCGATAGTTACACCACCAGTCAAACCAGAACCAACAACACCTTGTCCGTAGATAGAATCACCTTCATCATAGTCCAGAACATTTCTACGACGATTTGTGTCTCCCCCATCAGCAAATTTGAAATCCAAGAAGAAGATCAAACCAGATGGCAAAGACATTGGTTGTACACTAACAAGATCGTTAGCGATAAGTGAGCCGAATACACGACGCACGATTGGGAATGCTACAGCAGCAAACCCTTCGACATCACCTTGTGACATCAAGGACGCTTCACGAAGAAGTTCCTTTGCTTGGTTCTCAAGAAGAGAAGCCATGTTATTTTTAGCAGTATCATTGCTCAAGCCTTCCAGCAAACCAGTACGCTCCCACTTATTCATTAGGGCAGCACCTTCTTGGGCAAGATCTCGACGAACGATACCTTCAGTTAATTTTTCAACGATAGACATAATATTTTCCTCCATATTTAATAAATAATTGTCTTATTTGATACCAGCGAGCATTTTCCATCTCGAAGCGGCACCTTCATTGAGACTCTCCTTTTCGGGAGTACGTCTCGGTAGTGTAGAAGAACGTCCAGCATTTCTATTAATTGCTTCGCTCAGTGTTTGTGGAGAACTAGTGTTCTCTCTCACTGCGCTTTGAAGTGTTTCATAGATCGTCTTTGCTTCATCTACGGTGTGTGCTTTGTTCAACGCTTCGACAATTTTTGATTTTTGTCGCTCATTCAGGGAGGCACTGATAAGTACACGGTTTGAGTATAGCAACCTAGCATTAACGACAACTGATTCTTCCAGTTTATCTTTTAATTGCATGGTTACTGATTTAAATCTTTTATTTTCTTGTGTGAGATTATCAACTTGTTCTTCAAGTTCTGCAAGAGTGTCTTTCATTTCTTCGTTTTCTTCTTGCATTTCATCTGACATCGCTTTTGAGAGAGCCATATCAATAGCAGTCTCTAATTCAACAGAATTAAGTCCACCACCAATTTGCCCACTCATGCCATGAGGTTGTGTTTCATAGTCCACATTCAAGGCTTCTGCTACCATTCTCTCCATTCCTTCTAGATCGTCTGGTAACTCAATTTCTTCTTCATCATCATAACCCAACTCTTCAGCATCAGAAAGATCAGCGAGTTGAGAAAGATCTACTTCCACTTGCTCGTCATCCATTTGTGCTTGAAAGTCGTCCAACTTTGGATCAACATATTGTCCGACATCATTTTGTTCGGCATCTTTCAAGAACTGTGCTAATTCTTCTGGGCTGATATTGATATCGATTGTCTCTCCTTCATCTGGAGTCGAAAATTCCATCTCTCCATCTTTAGAAGTAATTTGCTCTCCTTCCATATAAGAAGGAGGAATGATGTTTTCCTCTTCGAATGTTGAAGGCTCTAGAGTTTCTTCGGCTGGTGCTTCGGATGTGGCTTCTCCTCCGAGATCTAAACCACCTTCTTCTTCTGCCTCAAGCAAAGTATTAACAGCAGATTTAATTTCATTTGAGTATTTCTCAAGAATCATCTGCTCTGCATTCTTAAGGGCTGCTTCTTTCAAGTTGGCAGCATCAACTATTGCTTGTTTTAACAATGACATTATATAAAACTCCTAGTATAATAGATATATCAACATTAAATAGTGAGATTAATAAGAAAAAGAAATCTTTATTATATTATCCCGGATAATTACTTAGAATAT